AATACCGCAGGATGTACGCTTAACATAAATGGGCAAGGAGCTGTTACATTATATCGTAATAATGACGGCGCTCTTATAGGAGGGGATATTGTAGATGGAGGAGAGATGCTTTGCGTATATAACTCTACTTTAAACGGGTTTCAGGTTATAGGTACAGCGCCAAATACACTTCTTGGTTATGTTACAAATGCTGACTCAGTAACAATAACAAAGGGTCAGGTTGTTTATGCCTTTGGTGGCCAAGGGGATAGAATGACCGTGAAGTTGGCTAATAATACATCTGATGCCACATCAGCTAGAACTGTAGGTGTTGTTTTATCTAGTTCCATAACAGTCAATGGCAAGGGATTGATAATGATGCAGGGATTGTTGGATGGTCTCAGTATCCTTCCAACAGCTACATATTCTGACGGAGACCCTATATATCTTGGAGCTACAGCAGGGGCTATTACAAAAGTGAAGCCATATGCTCCAAATCATTTAGTTTATGTTGGTACGGTAACTACAGCTAGCAATGGTGCGTCAGGAAGAATGTATGTAAACATACAGAATGGATACGAGCTTGACGAGCTTCATAATGTGCAGGCTCAAAGTCCAACTTATAAAGACACATTATGGTATGATAATACCGTTTCCCCTGCACAATGGAAGACGGCTTCTATATCTACAATACTTGGGTATACACCTGTTGCTTCAAATGCTAGTATAACAGGAGCTACTAACTTAAAGATAACCTACGATTCAAAAGGACTTGTTACGGCGGGTACTACAGCATCTACATCAGACTTATCAGATGTTACAGCATGGACTGACTATTCAGCTTCATCTACCATAGTTGGCTTTACTACATATGCTGTAAAGAAACTTCAATATAAGAAGATAGACGCTACTACAATGCTAGTTCAGTTTCAGATAGAGTCTACGGCAAATAATGGTTCAGGAACCACCACTTCTTTTACGTTGCCTTTTAGTGCGTCTTCATGGGGAACGCAGTACTTTACATACCATGCTCAAAATGCTACCACGCAAACAGCGGCAGTTGGATACATAACAGCATCGTCTAGTGTAGTTACGCTTTCTACTAGTGCATCTACTTCCAATATAAGCTCTTGGACGAATGCTGCAACAAGATACATACAAGGGCAAATTATAGTAAATATTTAATGACATGAAACAGATACAGCCTATTCAAATTTGGTCGCCCAATGGGTTTATTGAAATAAGTTTCTTTTCATTGTTGGACTTTTGTGGATACAAGTTTGATGATGGAGTTGGGTATGTTACTTATGAGTTGATAGGAACAGATAGTATTCCATATTATAACAATACAATAGAGGTTCCTGCAAATATAATTCAGCAGTGGGGAGCTGATGATGACATTATTTGGCAATACGTTGCAACTGCTCTTGGATTGTCTATTGTATAATAATGTAAATTTGTAAAAAACAAGAAAATGGCAAAGATAGAATCATATGTATTGGCTAACGCTCCGTTGTCGGGAAGCGATAAGCTGATTGGTACTGACACGGCGCATAACAATGCGACTAAGAACTTCAGCATTAGCGAGTTGATAACATTTATAACTGATAGCAGTGTGTATGTACCATATTCAGGTGCTACGGGAAATGTAGACTTAAATAATAATGACCTTATAGGCGTAATTACATTTGCTTCTAACGATATATCAAACAATAATCTTATAAGCACTTACGACTTAGACATTTCAAATAGTTTGTATTTAAGTGCTAGTCAAGGTGCGCTTGGTGAGGTTCTTACGAGTCAAGGTCCCGGCAATCCTCCAATATGGAGTTCGGCAGGTTCAGGGCCACAAGGTATACAAGGTCCTGCGGGGCCACAGGGGCCTGTCGGTCCTGTTGGTCCTGCGGGATTGAATTGGCAGGGTGTTTCGGTTTCAGGTACATCTTATATCGTGGATGATGCCGTTGGGTATGCAGGCGCTTCTTGGTTCTGTATCAATCCAACTTCAGGAACAACACCTCCTGATGTTGATACGGTCAATTGGGCTTTATTGGCTGCTCAAGGAGCTCAAGGTCCTGCGGGTCCTGCGGGCGCTCAAGGTCCAACAGGCGCTACAGGTCCTCAGGGAGCGTCAGGAAATAATACTTTACAGCAGGTTTTAAATAACTCAAGTTCTCTTACAAACGGACGTAACTTCCAAGGAACAGGTTCAGGTACGGGGAATTTAGGATTTAATGTAAATGGATTTGGCACAAACTGCGCAACAAACAATTCAGGCTCACGTGTAAATGCATTTGGTGTAGATGCTGCCGATAACAATACAGCAAATGATTTAAATGCATTTGGAAATAGTGCCGCCGCAAATAATACAGGCGTTAATGTCAATGCATTTGGTTTTGAGGCAGGATTAAATAATACTCATAATAGTGTAAATTTATTTGGTTCAGGGGCTACTGCTAGTGGGAACGACCAATTGGTTTTAAGAAGTCAGTTAGGATACAATGCAAGAATATCTTATAATTCTTTGACAAACACAAGGACTTATACATTGCCTGACGATACAGGAACTATATCACTAGAAAAATATTTAGTTTACACAGCTTTGATAAGTGCGCCGGGAGGAGTCCCTACGGCTACTGTATTAAGAAATACATTTGGAACTACATTTAATTGGACCAACCCATCTAACGGAATATTAAGAGTTACAGCAGCAGCAGGAGCGCCATTTACAGCAGGTAAAACTTGGATTACAAGCGGAGGATTTAATAACGCAGGTCAGCCATATATAGTTACGTCTCAAAGAGCTAACTTGTCTCCTACAACAATGGTTGACTTTTATTTTTTCCTTTATGATGGAACAATATCAGGAACACCAAACGTAACTGACTTTTCTATAGAAATTAGAGTATATTTATAATGGACATTCGCAAGATATCAATAGGGTTGGATTACAAGAATGGGGCTATGCACTACATTGTAGGGCAGAGGGTGCTGTCAGATACCTGCGAAATACATCTGATAAGACATGACCACGGAACTAATTCTGTTAAGATTTATGTCATTAATGACAAGGGAGAGATAATACTTTGGAAGGAGTTTAATTCAAATGTGCCAATTTCAATAGAATATAATATAAATTTTTAGATGCGTTCACCGTTTTACTTCATAGCAAGGCCGCTAAAAGGTAAACGATACGACAACACAAAGGACATAGGAGGGATTGAGTTGATTCTTAGTACATCTGAGGAGGACCATAAGTTCTCAAACAGATATGCTGAAGTCGTAGAGTTACCATTGGGCTACACGGGACCTGTTGCAATAGGCGACACGTTACTCGTGCATCATAACACATTCAAGTACTATAACGACATGAGGGGCCGCCAAAAAAGTGGCAAGAGCTTCTTCAGGGATGACACGTTCTTTATAGAGGACGAGCAGTTCTTCATGTACAAGCATGATGGCGAGTGGCATTGCCATGACAGGTACTGCTTCATAAAGCCAATACCTGTACAAGAGTCGTATATCAAAAAGCCTATTTCTGAGGAGCCGCTTATTGGCATTGTCAGATATTCAAATGAATATTTGATGAGCAAAGGCATTTTCCCAAATGATAAAGTTTGCTTCAAGCCTGACAGCGAGTACGAGTTCAATGTTGACGGGGAGAAACTATATAGAATGTTTGACCATCAAATTGTAATTAAGTTATGAGCGACATTAAAAGTATAAAGCTAAGGATAATAGAAGCGGGCAGGGTAGCCGTCAATCAGCTTATAAAGGTTGCGCAGGAGGACATTATCAAGCCTAATGCTGACGATGAGTTGGCGGCAGACAAACTTAAGAATGCGGCAGCGACAAAGAAGTTGGCTATATTCGATGCATTTGAGATATTGAACAGAATAGAATTGGAGAGAGAGAATTTGGAGGCTATAGACAAAGGAGTAAGTAAAACAGACACAAAACAAGGATTTGCAGAACGAAGGTCAAAATAATTACCTGTACAGGGTTATTGATGGTGTCATACCTCAGTCGGTACTGACAAGGAAGAATAATGCCAAGTCTTGGAGCTATGGCTACAATGACGAGTATGACATTGTTGTGATATCAAAGTCAGGTACAATAGGAGACATATACAATATCAATGGCCTTATGATTGCACTTCCTGCTGCGCCAAAGAATTGTCACTCAAGAAGCAATAAGGCTTCTGAGCAGTATTGGGAGAGAGAGGATATACCAAAGGACTTATCCAAGATACAGTCAATATTTCATTGGAACGAAAAGCCAAAAGAGTTCAAGGACAAGTGGGTTGATTATATCGAACAGCAGTTTGACTACAGAGAGGAAGGATTTTGGTTTATGAACAATGGGAAGCCAACGTACATTACAGGCTCCCACTTCATGTATTTGCAATGGTCAAGCATAGACATTGGATATCCCGACTTCAGGGAAGCCAATAGGATATTTTACATATATTGGGAGGCGTGCAAGGCTGACAGCAGGAGCTTTGGTATGGTGTATCTGAAGATACGTCGTTCGGGCTTTTCGTTCATGTCATCATCAGAGTGTATCAATATAGGCACATTGGCTAGAGACTCAAGGATAGGTATCCTATCTAAGACGGGTACTGACGCCAAAAAGATGTTCACCGATAAGGTAGTGCCTATCAACAACAGGTTGCCATTCTTTTTCAGGCCAATTATGGACGGTATGGACAAGCCAAAGACTGAGTTGGCCTTTAGGATACCTGCCTCAAAGATTACAAAGAAGAACATGTACAATACTGAGGCGGAGGAGATGGAAGGTTTGGACACATCAATAGATTGGCGAAATACGGAGGAGAACTCTTACGATGGTGAGAAGCTGTTGTTTTTGGCTCATGACGAGAGCGCCAAGTGGAC